ATCAAGAGTTTATTACGAGATTAAAAAAATATGACAAAAGAAAGAGTGCAAAAACTTAATCTTAAAGCAGAAGAAATTGCTAAGGCATTTAGCAATCCTAATCGTGAGTTTAACCATACTAACGAAACATTTGAGGTAGCTAAAATTAAACCATTAAGTGAATTAACCGCAGGAATATTATTTAAAAAGAGTTCAGGTAAACTGGCTTTAGCTATTGCGTTTTGGAAGAATAATAAAGGCGGACATTGGGATTATTTCTTTCCTACGGATAGTCATGTATTAGGATTTAGAAAAATAGAAAAACTATGGGAAAAATTAATTCACAAGCCAAAGGTAAAAGAGCAGAACGAGAAGTTGCTAAATTAATTAATAGATACTTAGGAACTAATGTTAGAAGAACTCCGCAATCAGGCGGAATGTCAATTAAAGGAGATATTATAGATATAAATCCTGATTCTGCTGCATATCAATTTCACTTTGAAGTTAAAGATCAGAAAAAATTAATGATTCCAAAGTGGTGGGAACAAATAGATGATGATTGTCCAGTAGCAAAAACACCAGTAAATGTATTTAAAATGAATGCACAATTTTATGCAACAATGCAATTTACTGATTGGCTATCATTGTTAAGTGAAATGGAAGAATTAAAAGAAAAGATTAATGATTTACAATTAAGAAATAGTGAAGATGAATTAGATAACGATTAAGGAGAAAAAAATGGAACTAAGTAAAAGAGAAATAGCTTGGCAGCAACGAAAAGCAAAGTCACATCCAACTTATGATATGTGGGGAAAATATGCAGGTACTTTACAACAAAGAATGTCTAAAGTAAAAGCTGTTGATCCATATAGCAAGGAAGGACAAAAACTTCAAGAAGAATCAAGAAAAAAATATGGTGCTTGGTGGTTGTTTACAGACAATAAGATGCAAAAAAAGAATTGTAAAGGTTGGATTATGCAATATTATGTACCTGAAGGGATAACTAACAAATGAGCCACACAATCTATAAAAACAAAAACGATAAAAGACTGAAATCGGTTACCACTATTATTAATGGTAATCTTGGGTGGAATAAAGGTAATCTTTTAGGGTGGACAAGAAAACATTGCCTAAATGGTGTTGATTCATTAAAGCTGCTTAAAGAAGCAGGAAACATTGGCACTCTTGCACATAAAATGATTGAAGAATATATAAATGGCGGTTCAGTTTGTTTAGATGGTTACACACCGAATGAAATTTCACAAGCAAAAACAGCTTATTATGGTTTTCATAAATGGTTTGAAGATAACGATGTGGAGTTTTATGAAACTGAATTAAAATTAGTATCAGAAGAATATCAGTTTGGCGGAACTATGGATGCTGTATGTGAAGTGAATGGTAAGCTAATTTTAGCGGACTGGAAAACCAGTTCTGATATTTATTCAGAATATCTAATTCAAGCTGCAGCGTATAGACAGCTTTATACAGAATATCATAATTACGACCATTGGTATAAAATCAAAGGTGCTACGATATTAAAGTTAAATAAAGATGAAAATGGTTATGTAGAACATAAGTTTAACATTTCAGACTTGAATTGGGGATGGAAGATGTTTAAACTATTACTAAAAATACAGGAGAAAAAAAATGAGAAAAAGATTTTTAGACGCTGACATTAACAATAAGAGTTGGTTTAGAAAACTAACTGCACAAGAAAAAGTGCTTTGGTACTATATCAGTACAAGCTGCACGCATGACGCATTTTGGGAAAAAGACGATGAAGCTATATCGTTTTATTGTAATGGATTTAATGGAGAAATACCGCAAATAATTATTGATAAAATGGGCATGATAAAGGTAGATGATACACAATATCTATTAGTAAACTGGATTCGATTTCAATACAAAGAACTGAAAGAAAATGTAGCAACACATAAACGAATCATTGAACGATTACGCAGAAAAGGATTGGATCAACATTTTCCTGAATTACAGGAGGACTTTTAATGGATGTAAAAGAGTTTAACAGCATATTAGTGTATTGCAAGGTAAACAACCTCTACGAAATTGAATATATTAGTGCAATAGGAGAGTTAGAACCTAATTTACAGGAGTCCATGCAGCTTTACTGCCACAGATTAAAGATGTTTGTATCAGTAAAAGATATTATAACCAAAGCCAAGAAACACGGCTATGAAGGTTTGGGATAGTTGTGATGAAACTTAGAAAGGAAATCTCACCTCACATCACATTGGCTTGGCAGCATATCCCAAAAGAATTATTATGAAAAATAACATAGAGAATACTGCAAGAAGTTATCAAGACCTAATAGATGAAGTAGAAAAAGAACAAACACAAATGCTGCAAGAACTCAAATATGTACTTACTGGAGTAGTAGCAGGTAGAGAACTGACAGATCAAGAATATCAAACTTTCTATGACAGAACTATATATAAGAAACCTTTTGCAGACATAGCATTCAACATGAGAATATCAGAATCGGCTTGTAAGACTTACTATAATCGAGCTATCAAAAAACTATCTAAACAAGCCACCATAATTAAGCATTTACTTCGTAGAAAATAATTTTAAAAAAAGTATTGACATTGGCTTTAGAACTCCATATACTATAGTGTTAATTAAACAATTGGAAAAAAAATAAAAAAAATCTTGACATTTGTTTTTGAGTGTAATAGATTGAATTGTTAATTAAACAAAAGTTATTTAAAAATTTGGAAATCGTAAAAAACTATACAAAGATAGTTTGAGTTGATAGGGTTGAGCATGTTCATGCTGGGATTTAATGAGTTAGTTTGATGCTAACATAAGATGAAAATCTTATACAGGGATACCAATAAACTTACATTAACGGCTTTGAGTTTTCTGAACTTTGTAAATTCAGTTATCAATCGGAAGTGGGCGGCGAGAAAGTATGAAAGTTTTATATAATCTTGGAGAGAAACTAAGGGATATAAAATAAGTAATATTAGTAAGCGTGGTTATATGACTTACAAGAGGGCATATATTAACAGGCGAGGTATGATTGAGGTTAAACAAATGAAAATGAGATAGGTAAGAACGCTAACAACAATGATTTCCAAAAGAATTATTTGAAAATTTAAAAGTTACTGATGAACATAAGGGACTTCGTGTAAGCTTGGCTTTATAACCCAAGAAACAATCGTCGGTCAATGTAATGTTGATAACTTACAATAACCTCCAGGATGGTGCTTTGTAAGGACGCAAGGGTCTGATTCAGTAATGATTGAAAGGTGAGTGTCTTGCTAACACAATCTAATCAATCCAAATGCCCCCTGAAATATGGGGGTTTTTTGTATATAAAATTATTTTACAAAAACTCTTGACATTGATCTTAGAAACCACTACTTTATAGTGTTAATTAAACAACAGCCGAAAGGCAGGAGAAAAAAATGTTAGGATTTAGTAAAGTAACTTGTGAAGGACATACAACATATGAGCCAAAAGGTTATTACAGAAACTTAGGTAGAGGATTCATAGAAATTCATAATGATAAAGTTAATCCTGAAAATATGGGATATAAATGTTATTTAGTATTAAACTTTTATACTAATTCAGAAAAATCATTTAGAACTTTGAAAGAAGCAAAATCATATGCTATCAGACAAATAGTTTTACATAGTGATAGATAATTAATTGTAATACCTCTTAATATCAGTTAAGTGCAGAAAGCCCCTCAATCGAGGGGTTTTTTGTAGTCCTCAAAAAAAAATCTTTCTCAACAATATCAACACTTACAAGCATTTTTAAGACTTTACTAAGGGTTTCTTGTAGTCTTTTTACCTATATAGTAGAGGGCTGATGCCCTGTTTTCGTTTTTACGAACAATAACCTTCATAAGTAGGGGAGATTAGTTTGGCTGCAGCTAAAACAACGAAACCTGATAAACAGGTAAATAACAGGACAAAAAAAGGTACATTTAAAAAGGGTGTTTCAGGTAATCCAAGCGGAAGACCACCTAAAGAATTTGCCTTAAATGAACACATTAGATCAATAGCTAATCAACCTTTTGATACAAGTAAAAAGACTATGTTAGAAGCAGTTGTGAGTAAAGTTTACGAAGAAGCATTAGATGGCAATATGACAGCAATCAACTTTCTTGCGGATAGAATTTTAGGTAAAGCCAGTCAAAGTATTGCAGTAAGAGATGCTACAGATGAGCCGATAAAGGTTTTCGATATAGATGGATTGGATAATTGATGCCAAAAGGAAAGCGATTCTCAGTGATCCTACGAGATATAAAGTTGTTTGTAGTGGGAGAAGATGGGGGAAATCGTACTTCTCTCTTATCTACCTGTTACACAAACCTTTTGAAGCTAATGAACGCAGGTGGATTGTTTTTCCAACCTATAGACAAGCTAAGATGGTATCTTGGAGTATTCTCAAAGACATTTTTGCAAGTAAGCAAGTTAGGATTAATGAAACTGAACTATCTATTACTCTTGACAATGGGGCTAAGATTGAACTCAAAGGGGCAGACAAACCTGATTCACTTAGGGGAGTTTCGACCACGATGGTAGTTTTAGATGAGTATTCTTACATGAAAGAAAATGTTTGGGGAGAAATTATACAACCTACATTAGCAGAAACACAAGGTAGTGCATTGTTTGTAGGAACTCCTACAGGTGTGCAAAACCATTTTTATGATTTGTTTGTAAAAGGTCAATCAAATAACAGCGATTATAAGTCTTGGCAGTTTACTACAATAGAAGGCGGCTTTATTTCTGCGGAAGAAATAGAAAATGCTAAAAAGAATTTAGACAAGAGAACTTTTGAGCAAGAATATCTTGCCAGTTTTCTTACTGCTGCAAATAGAGCAGCATATAATTTTAATAGGGATATTCATTGTAAAGTGATGGATAAAAGTCCAAGACTATTTTGGGGAGTGGACTTCGGTGTAGCATCTTACATGACTGCTATACTATGCTGCGAGAATACTGCAGGTGAAGTCTATGTCTTTGACGAAATCGGTTTACAGAACTCTAATACATTTGAGTTAGCTAAGTTAATGCAGCAGAAAGCACCTAACTTGCCAGTTTATCCCGATCCTGCAGGAAAGGCAAGAACAAGTAACAGCACGAAGTCTGACCACATGATTTTACAAGAAGCAGGATTTAGTGTAATTAGCAAGAAAGCTAATCCAACGCAAAAAGACAGACTAAATGCTTTAAATAAAATGTTAGAAGATGCAACAGGAAAACATCGATTGTTTGTGAATCCGAACTGCAAGAATCTAATTAGAGATTTAGAACTTTGCACAATGGAGAATGGACAGATATTAAAAACAGAAACTTTATCTCACTTCTTAGATGCGATTTGTTATGTAATGGATTATCGATATGGATTCAAAGGTAAAGGAGTATCAATAGAATGGTAATGTTTTTATTTGGATTATGTGTGGGGATAATTATAACCTTGTTTGCTGCTATTATGTGGGGATACCGATTAAGTATAAAAGAAGAAGAACAAAACAAAGAACTCATCAAGGAGTTCGCAGACAAGTACATAGATAATATGCAGTCTGATGAGATGAAATTTTATAAAAGGTATAAATCATGATAATTTATAATTTAACAGAAAAGATGTTGTATGAATTGCTTATGGAAACCATTGAAGATGGACATAACAATGAAATGGAAGATAGAGAAAGGTTGTTAGACTATTACGAAGGGATCAATCTTGAAAATGACATTAAAGGATTTTTTGATAGTGAATCTCTTTCACAAATCCCACCAATGTATATCAATCTTGTAAGAAACATTATATCAAGGAGAGCATTGGTATATCAACAATCTCCAGTAAGATTTAACGATAAGTACAACGAAGTCATTGGGGACTTTGATTCGTTTATGAAACAATTTGAGCAGCTTACTTATCTATTAGGTACAGAAGCACTATACACACATTGGGATGATGTAAACAAGAAACTAAAGTACAGACCTATCCATTTCTTTACACCATTCTTTAAACCAAACGAAGATGAACCTTTTGCTATTATGTATCAAGCAGAATCACAGCTTCAAGCAAGAACAGAAGATGCACAATATATGTTTTGGAGTAAAGATACCGATGATATGGAAGGTAAACACTTTATGATAAGCAGTAGGGGGAAAATCACTTCTATAGTTCCTGATGATAGGAATCCTTATGGTGATATACTGCCATTTAACATAGCACATAGACATCCATTTACAAGAGATTTCTTTAGAGAAGGTGCATCAGACTTAGTAGATGGCATGAGAAGTATCAATATCATGCTTACAGAATTAGCTTTGCATGGCAGATTCCAATTAGGACAACCAGTCTTTACAGGATTAGATACTGAACAACGAATCACTATGGGACAAGACAAAGCATTAGTATTGCCTGAAGGTGCTAACTTTAATTATGCAACACCAAATGCTAATGTACAAGCGATGATTGAATCCACCAAGTATATGGTAGATAGTATTGCACAATCCAACAATGTAAGAATTAACTGGACTGATAAGAGCCAAGAATCAGGACTTTCTAAAAAGATGGGACAACTTGACTTAATGGATGCACTAAGAAGTGATACAGAACAAATCTACAGACCATTTGAGAAACAACAATTTGAAATTGCTAAAAGAATCTGTGAAGTATCAGGTGGTATCAATCTTGGAGATCAATTCAGTATAGATTTTGCTGAAAGAGAAGTGCCTATGAGTACAGATGAGGAAATCAAATACTATACTTGGGCATTCCAAAATGATTTAGAAACAAGACAAAGTTATTTAAGAAAGAAAAATCCTGACTTGCAGGAAGAAGAAATAACAGCTATTGTGGAACAGATAGACGCTGAAAGACCACAAGAAGCAGACGAAACACAATCTATCATTGATAGAATAGGTGAACAAGTTGGCTAATTTAGATTTCTATAATAAAGAAATACAAAATATCCAACAGCAGCTAATTGACAAATTGGATAATCTTGTAGTGGGTTTAGGGACACTATCCGAAACTGAACTTATTCAGATTGCTAAACAAATAGATTTTTTTGATGAAATGGAGAAATTAGGTTATGGCAAGCTAATGAATAAAGTAGGTAAAACTTACGATGACGAGATAGCAAAAGTATTTGCAGAATTGTCAAAACCTGAACTAAGAAAAGTATCAGCAGTAAGTATTGACGCTTTAAGAGAACTAAAGAACTTTGAAATGACATATTTGACAAATGGAGTAAGGCAGTATTCAGATCAACTCAAAACTGCTATGTTAAGAGGGATTATAACTGGCGAGAGCAATATTCAGATAATGAATAATATCAATAACACTTTTGGCATAGGAACTTACATTAGTTCAAGCGAAACTTCTTTTTTAATTAATGATGCTTTTTCAAGATTTAGCAATGCAACAAGAGCAAAGGCATACGAGGAGTTTCCTGAAGTGAAGTTTAAATATGTAGGGACTAATGATGACAAAACAAGAGATGTATGTAAAAGAGCATTACAAGAAGAACCTCTTACAAGAAAAGAGATTGATGCTTTAGGGTATGTTAGCTTTACAGATAGAGGTGGATACAACTGCAGACATGATTGGGTAAGAGTACGATGAAGTTGCCTGATATACCAAAAGTGACAAATAACTTCATGAAGACTTTAGCACAATTAGGTATTGATGAAATACAGCATGATGCGAGTAAGGGTAAGTTTCAGAATGGGGAAAGAAATAAATCTTATAAAAGCAGCACTTATAAAAGATATAAAAGAAATAGTATGACTGGGATTACTACTGGGAAAAAATTAAAAGCGTTTAGAAATCAATCAACAGACACGCAAACATCTTATGTCAATATGAAGTTAACTGGTAGAACTTTTAGAGGTATGAGAGCATCCAGTAAAAAAGATACTGGAGTTATTACCTTTGATAGAGGTGAAATAGTTTTAGGCAATCGTAAACGAGGATATGACATCTATGATTTGTCTGACGAAAACAAAGAATTAATTTTAGAAGATTTAGAAGCACTTTATTCGGAAAGAATAAAGAAATATGTATCTAAAGACATAATAATAAAATAGGAGGGCAGGATGTCCGAAGAAAATGTAAAAGTAGAAGAAACACAAGCAGTAGCAGAAACACCTACACAGGAAGAAAATAATAACGAGGTCGGTGGCTTAATTGCAGAAAGCAAGAAGAAAAAGAGGAGTTTAAATCTTTGTATGAAAAGATGAAGGAAGAAAACTCACAGCTTAAACCTGTAGTTGAACAATTCCAAATCCAAGAAAAGCAAAGACGAGAACATCTGCTGTCACAACTCTCAGATGAAGATCAAGAAATCTATATAGACCTGCCAACAATTAAGTTGGAAAAGCACATTGAGAGATTGGGAAACAAAAAAGTGCAAGTATCTGATGCCAAAGAGGTTACTTCAAGCGGAAAGTTTGCTGAAAACAGCAAATGGTCTGATTTATCTGAAGATGACAGAAAGGAAGCGAGAAAGAATCCTAAACTTTGGAAACAGATAGTAGATGGCTATAGAAATTAAAAACTAAACTATCTTTAAGGAGATTAATTAACATGGCAAATGTAACTACTACAACCGCTGCATCGTTTATTCCTGAGATGTGGAGAGATGCTATTCTTGACTACGCAGAAAGAAAATTCATTCTTCGTAACCAAGTATCTGACTTCTCATCTATGGTTTCAGGCGGCGGTGACATACTAAACATCCCTAAAGTTGCTGAAGAAACAGCTGCATCTAAATCAGCTGACACAGCAGTAACTTATTCTGCTAACACAGATGGGGTAATTCAATTATCAATGGATCAACATCACTACGAAGCTAAAAGAATCGAGGACATCGTAAGAGTTCAAGAATCTGCTGACCTATTCAATGCTTATGCAAAATCAATGGGTTATGCTTTAGCTAAGAAAGTGGAAAACTACTTAGCTGTTGATGTACTTCAATCAGCTACTGGAAACGATGTAACTCTTTCCGCAGATAACACATTCACTACTGCATTAATCAGAAGCGGTTTACAAAAACTTCTTGATGCAGGATTTGACTACACAGATGGTGAAACATACTTATATGGTTCTCCTGCTGCTTATATGTCATTACTTTCTTTAGGTGACTTCACAGAAGCACAAAAAAGAGGTGACGAAGTCAATCCTTTAGTTAATGGTATGGTTATGCAAGCTTATGGAATGAGCTGCTATCCTTCAGTTGACTGGGATGACGATGGTGGTACTGGCGATGAAACAGCTACTATCTTTAACAGAAATTCTGTGTACTTTGCACAGCAATTAGCACCAAGAGTGCAGTCAGCTTATGACATTGATCATTTAGCGACTTCTGTTGTAGCCGATGTATTATTCGGTGCAGCATTATCACACGCTGCTAACTCAACATCATTAGGTGTTGTGAACTTCGTAAATCCATAATTGGACTAACGAAAATCAGTTAAATATGGGGCTAATTTCGGTTAGCCCTATATTGACATTAAAAAGTAATTTGAAGGGGATATAGATGCCATTATACGATTATAAATGCGATTGTGGAAAGACTTTTGAGGTACATCAACCTATAAATGATGAAAAATACAAGAATTGTTCTGAAATCAAGCATTTTGAATGTGATAATCCAAAACAGCTTGAAAGACTCATAGGCAAACCTGCCATATTTTCTGATGACATCGGTAGAGGTCATAAACGCATGAAAGATAAAGATTTATACAAGGAATTAGACATTGAGTAGTAATACGAATTTAGGAAATACTCCTGTAAATCAGGGGTATGTTCAACTAATCCATACTGGAGAAACTGGGGGAATCGATGGAACACTTCGTACTTTATACGATGGCGATGGAACTGCATCAGATTTACAGATTGCAAGTAATAAAGTTAAAATATCTACTGAATTATATATTGGTAGTAAAACCATTACTGAATATGTACAAGATGTGGTCGGTGATATGTTCGATACCAATGGTAGTCATACAAACATTACTGCTACCTATGATGACAATGGCGATGGGGCAATCGATTTGGTTGCTACAGGAGATGTAACCGCAAGTAACTCTATAACTTTCACAAATAAAACCATTGATGCTGATAATAACACTTTATCTAACATTGAGGTTGATAATCTAAAATCAGGAGTATTAGATACTGATATAAGTTCGGTAGCAGGTACAGACACAACTTTAGCAAGTGCAAAATCAATTAAAACCTATGTTGATTCACAAGTAGCAGGAATTGTTGATTCTGCACCAAGCACATTAGATACTTTGAATGAATTAGCAGCAGCATTAGGTGACGATGCTAACTTTGCTACAACTACAGCAACTTCATTAGGTGAAAAATTAGTAAAAGCATCCAATCTTTCTGACTTAACTAATGCAGCAACTGCAAGATCAAACTTAGGAGTAGATGCAGCAGGTACAGATAACTCTACTAATGTTACATTAGCAGGAAGTTTAGATTATTTAACATTAAGCGGACAACAAATCACAAGAAATGCTATTGATTTAACAACTGATGTTACAGGTGTTCTACCATCTGCTAACTTAGATGCAGATACAGCACATTTATCAGGCACTCAAACATTTAGCGGTGCTAAAACTTTTTCAAACAATGTATTAATAGCATCAGGAAATCAATTAAACTTTAATAATTCTTCTGATGCAAATTATGGAAGAATAACTGCTGACTCAGAAGGACTAACATTTGATACAATTGCTAATAGGCACATAAGATTTAAAAAACAGGGTACCGAAGTTATGAGAATCAATACTTCGGCTAATCTTGGTATTGGAAGTACAAATCCTGCATTTAAAACAACAATTTATTCAAGCTCTAATACTGATTCTTTTCCATTGGTCGTTGGTCAGCCAAACTCAGCAAATGAATTTGTTGGAATTGGATTGTCAGGTTTTGTTGCAAGTAATGGTGCAGTAAAAGCAGGATTAGTTTTAGATAGAAAAGCTATTTATGGTGTTGGTGATATTCATATATTAAATAACACAACTACAGATAATTCAAATGCAACTTTATCTGACTCTAAACTTACTATTCGTCAGAATGGCAATGTTGGGATTGGAACGACAACACCTTCAGAAAAATTAGACATTAGAGATGGAGAATTAGTATTCACTCATAGTTCTTTAAATCAAGCATCATCAGGTACAATTAGATTTAATGAATATAATGGTGATAATGTTGCAGGTGCATATATGAGATACAATGGTAGCAGTAATAGTTTTCATATGTATCTTAATAATGAAAGTACTGATTATGAATTTTTAAGAGCAACAAGAAATAGTCATTTAGTATTACAATCAGGTGGTAATAATGTCGGTATAGGAACTGCATCACCTGCACAAAAGCTACACATTTACGATGCAAGTAGTTCTGCTATGATACATTTACAAACTACAGCAGACGCAAACGCACAAGTAAGACATCAGAACGATAATATTAGTGTTTATACTGGTGTTAGTAGTGCAGACCAATATGTGTGGTATCATAGTTCTCTTGGTGCTAACGCAGGATTTATACCGACTTCAGGAGTTCTGTATTGGAATAAAAATATTTTATTGAATAATAATAATACTTCATTGGTAGGTAGAGAAACTGGTGGCACTACAAGAAGTATGCTAAAAATGAACACAAGCAACCAAATTGAGATTGGTAGTTCAAGTAATGCAGTAAAAATGAATGGTGCTTATACATTTCCTACTTCAGATGGATCTTCAGGACAATTTTTAAAAACAAATGGTAGTGGAAGTTTATTATTTGAAGCAGGAAATATTGCATATACAGATTTAGGTAGTGGTAGTTTAGACCAAAATGACCATAATAAGATTTTAATTTTTAATGGTAGTAATGCTTCATGGGAAGTGAACTATGCATCTTCAACATTATTCACAGCAAATACAAATGTAGATAATAGAATACTTACTGCTACTGGTGCTACAAATGGTGTAGCAGTTAATGGAGAAGCTAATCTTACTTTTGATGGAGATTTTAAAGTCGCAGGTACATTGTCATCATTAGAAACAGCAAACTTTGACCAATCATCAGGAGATACAGCAGTAATAATAAGTGGTACTGGTAATCAAAGATTAGAATTTAGAGATACTGCAACTGGTGCAAATGCCTGGATAGGTATACCAAGTTGGGATGATGACGCTTTTTATTTATTTGGACCAACTGCAAGTGGTAATGAACAAGCTTACAAATATGAAAGTTCTACACACAGATTTAACACAGGAAGTAGCGAACAATTAGCTATTTTTAGTAATGGTGCTATAAGTATGTCAGGTTATTCTGTTGCTGATAGACATTTAGAAATTGGCTCAAGCAGACAAGCTAATGGATATGCCTATATAGATTTAATTGGAGATACTACTTATACAGATTTTGGAGCAAGATTTATTAGAGAAAATGGCGGTGCAAA